GATTTTGCTGTGCTTGTTGCATCATCTGATCCACTTGCTGCATTTGTTCTTTCATTTCTTCTTGAACGGCTAATGCAGCCATCAATGCAATATGTTCCATGATATGCGATTCCATCATTGCATAGAGCTGTGGATTAATCTGCACCATTCGAGTGAACATGAATTCACCGTGCGTATCCATATGCGCCTTGTGGTTCTGGTCAGGAAACGCTTTTGGGTTCTGTCCTTGCATCGCCACTGAATTTTCCATAGCCGGACTCATTGGCTGTGGCTGTTCTGGATCCGGTTTTAGTATCGCATCAATGTTATCCACATCCAACGCCTGATAAACCCTTCGATATGCCTCACGCAAATTATGCAATGCCGGATTGGCAATCGCCAATTGCAATTGCTGTTGTGCCAACATGACACGTTGTGACATCGAGAATATGTTTGGATTTGAAATTGGTAGTATGTCAATTCGGTCATCAAAATCTTGTTGCTTGATCATTCGGTTTCCACCCTTAACCATGTAAGGATATTCTTGTGGAAGGAACATTTTAATGCAACGCGCTAATAAATTAAACTCAACGCCTTGCGCATAATGCAATCTTTTATGAATTGCACTCATCACTTTAGTTCCACGCTCAAGTAAAGCTAAAGTTGTTCCAACTGGATTCTGCTCGTTCCCTTCACCCATCTTCATGTCGGCTATCGCCGCGAAAGATTTTCCCGCGTCAACGCAGAAACCCAGTAAAGCAAACAGAACCTGTGATGGTTCCTTGTATGGCAATGGTAATAGTGATTCTTTTATTGACTGTCCTGTAACATCCACATCCCTGAACTCACCTGGTTGCAACGGCTCGTCGTGATCACGTATGCGCATGCCACGTGCCTTGAAACCTGCCGGAAGGTTAGCGAGTGTGCCAGCATCAATTAATTGCCGCAAAACACTTGTTGCTGTTCGCGATAACCCTCCAAGCATGTGTATTAGACCAAAGCCGTAAAAGCCTAGTCCTGGGAGGAATTTATAATGTGTAAAATAGTCAATTCTGTTTTTTACTTGATCCTGTTCTATCCAATTTCTCTTGATGGAAAGAACCTTGGTTGAAAACTGGTCAATTGTAATAATATATGGAAGCTTAATTCCGCTTTCATCTTCAAATCCTGGAACATCAGCCGCGACATGAATTTCCAAAAGTGAATGTTCATCATCATCCTGCGGCGTCGTATTGCTTGTTCCTTGGAGCTCGTCCACCTTGTCAGGAATATCGCTTGTCGTTGAAACGGAACCGGACGTGATTGGTATGTCACGGTAGAATCCGCTTACCTGTTGTTTTCTCAGTTCATTGGCATCCATTTTCGTGACATGCGTTATTCTAACCGCATCTTCCAGCGAGGAAGCCATATAGTTGACAACACAGTCCTCTGATGAAATGAATTTTGAAACTGGTCTTTGTAATAAAGAATCGTAATAAGTTTTCTTGAATGCCGAGCCTGACAGAGGAAGATAAAATAACAGTTGATCCATGTCTGGATCATATTCCCTCATAACGTGCATCAACTGGTAATTCATATAGTCCTTGACACGTTTTGCCTGCTCTTCAACTTGCGGTGTAATTTCACCAACTATTTCTGTATTGACTGGACCACCAGGCGGTAAAAGTTCCTTGTATGCCTGTGCCTGGAATTGTGTCACTGATTCAGCAAGCAGTGGATGAACGACACCTGCCGCGCCCTCGAAAGGTTGCGTGCGGTCCTCGTACTTGAATCCAAGCATGTCCAAACCTTTTATGTATGTGTCTTCCCAGTCTTTTCTGGATGTCTTGTCAGACTCATACGCCGCAATTAACTTGTTGGACAGTTTCTGAAGATCGTTTTCCTCAATATGATCCGCTAAGTTCGCGTTGAATGGAATTTGTGACTGGTCTACTGGAGCGTTCGGATCGAAATTAATGTCGGCTCCTCCATCCGGAAGACCTTGAATATCGACATCGGGTTCAAAGTTAACATCCTTTTCAGGAACTTGAACATCCATCGCCATTTCATTTTCTCCAACATTAACACCGGCTGACGCCAATGCCTTTATCGCTTTCTCTATCTGATCTTTTGGGGGCATACCTATTTCCTTATAACATGATTATAGTGTTGGGACAACATCTTTCATAATCTCCCTTCTTGGATTCAACACGAATCCACCTTTCGCTTTATACGTCTTAAAGCCTTCTCCTCTAATTTCTGGAACGGATTTTTCATTAAAGATAACGGCTGGAAGATGAGCCCAGTTAACTCCATTACCATCCTTGATAATAACACCTGTTTCAGGAAAGTAAAGGTTCTTATCACTTGCAATGTTTTTCAATGTCTTTGCGTAAATATTATTGTAAGCTGAAAGAGTTCCCTTCCACTGCTTTGATCCGGCGGTGTTGTTATTCGCCTTATTTTTCGCTTTTCCATTGATGAGGGCGACTCCGTCATATCCGTTGTCCAACGCATAACGGATGACGTTTTTCAGTGCGAAGTTCGCGTAGTTCTCTGACTTCTTGAAAGGCCCCTCCGTTGTATCACCTTTTAAAACCCCTTCTTTGTCTAATTTCTTTTCTACTGCTTTAATTTCTTTTCGTACTTGTTCTCTTCTAGGATCCCCCATCTTCCATTCTTGATTTAACTCTTTTTCCAATTGTTGTAATTGGTCCTGCAGCTTTCTTACCGCCGGATTCGGCTTGTCCTGCCGCATTACGTATTTTTTAGTACCGGCACGAACTTTTTGATGCATGTCGGACTGGATCTCCTCCACAAAGAGCAATTTGCGGTTTCTGCTGTCATAACGGTCGGAAAAACGCGTCCAAACGAAAATATTATCAAGAGTCATTGGAAAACTGTGATCATTGCTGTATCTTGGCTCATTTTGACGCAACCGACCCGGTTCATAGTGAAATACGAGTTCTGACTGGTTCATGGACCCAGGAAGGAACTGCGTTGACCCGTGCGACGGGCTTCCCTCCGTCTGGTAGTTCAACCCACGTCCCTTGAGGATATCAAGCATGATGTTACCGGCCCTTTTGACATATGCGGGCATGTCAGCCGAATAAATGTCAATTCCGTTTTCAAACACGTTATCCACTCCATAATTGTCTTTGAAAAAGGTATTAAGACGATCTATCGCCGCATCACGTGCTCCTGCTTCCACGGAAAAAATCTTTTGGTTGCCGGATGTCTTTTCAGTGATGCCTTCACTTATCATATTCAAATCATTCAATAGCATGAGACGTAAATTCTCCCCCTCACGCGTCAAAGGACGATTTTTAAGTGGTCCTTCTATACTTTGACCTCTAATGTATCGTGTTTCTCCTTTTGCCGTCAAAAAAGTCTGAAATTCCCGCATTGCCGCCTTGATCGGCTGTGAAGAGAACATATTCGCCTTAATTTTAGGTGCGACATCATGGAAAATACCCAATGCCTGCTCTTTTGTAATGACGGTGTTCAAATCAAACTTCCTAGTGTCATTTTTCACCCTAAAAATCGTTTTTGTAACCTTTCCTTGTGCATCTACATCCTTTATCATATCCAAATCCAGCCCTTTTATTGGAGCTTCAAGGATTTGACCCTTATCCAACTGAAAATTTTTCTTTAAATACGCCTGATTTTTAAGTGCGGGCTCAAAACTCGTCTCATCAAGCTCCGTTTTGGACACTTTTTCCCCCAACGCGTTCAATAATTGACCAATTGTAAAGCGATCCTGATTCATTTCCTTAATTGCATCCGGAATTGCCCATTTCATGACAGGCTGGTCCATGCCGAAATCAATCGCGCCCTCCACGACCTCCGGTTGTTTAGTGCTTTCTATAGCTTTAATTTGTTCATTTAAAATATTAATGACATCTTCATTCTTTTGAATCTTATCAATTGCTATTGGACCCTCTTCAAGGGACTTAAATTGATCAGATTTTTCTATTGCAGTAATTTCTGTTTCCAAGTTAAGCTTTTCCGATTTCAGATCCTCGATCGACTTTCCTTTTTCAATCTGCAGTGGAATGTCCAGATCAAGTGTCTTGATTGGGTCAGGACGTCCCATTGGATCTTTCATAAAAGGAACCTTCCCTGGTTTTCCTTTCGCCATCGCCAGTTGCACCAATCCCTCGTTAGGATTTAGTGGTGGAACTGCTTGTTCTAATATGTCCGGTTCATATGCCATTTAATACCTCCTCTACGCTTGCAAGTGATGATTGTATAGGCTGCGGTGGAACAAGTCCACCTTCTTCGAAGTCTGCTTTTTCCAGAACTTCTTTTCCTGTTGTTTCACTCAATAAATCAAATTCCCTTTCCAATCGCTGTAAATCATTCAATCCGCTGTGCCTGTCCTTGGAGACGCTGTTTTTATTTATCGCGTCCTGGTAGCGAGCGTAGTCGGCGTCGCTCCTGAAATTCTCCCTGGTCACGTTTGATCTCCATGTCGGCTTATTGTCCATCTTGTACAATTTTCCCGGCTCGACAGCCATGTCCACTTTATAGAGACCCACCGAATTCACATAATCCATAATTTTTCCTTTATTATTCACGGCGGAATTAACAACGTCCCAGTTGCCTTCTACTGCCGCGTTCTGAATCTTCTGGTTCAACTTATAAAGGAGAACGTCAATATAGCCTTTTTGCCGGAGCCCCTTCGGGCCTCCTCCTTCCATAATTCCAGCGGCGGTTTTTCTCGACCCTGCAATAGCGGAGCCTCCGTGCGCCCCTGAAAAAATGAACTGTCGATTATTAAGACCAAAGTCTCCACTGGCCCACACGGGGGTTATGTGCTCGTCAATAATCACATCAATTAACGGATCCGACTTGTCAGGTCTTTTAAAGACGTTGGAATTATATTCTTTTTTTCTTGTTATCAGTCCGTCCCAAAAATTCTTGGCGCTCATGTTCTGGAGCTCCGGCAGGAAGGCGTCCGCCATCTCAAGCTCGGCGTTCTTATCCAGGACTTTTCTGATGACTTTTATAATATTTCCGGCATATTGCGGGGTATAGGAAATCTCCTGATTATAGAGCTCATTGTTCCATTTATCGAGATAATATTTACTACCTTTCGTCAATTCCGATCCTTCAGGAATATCCTCCCATTTCACGCGTGTCTTCTTCGCGCCCGAACCGACCTCCAATATCCTGTTCACGAGCGCCTGATTGATGGGGTCGGGATTTTTCATAATCGCCGCACGCCCTTTCCATATCTTATTCGCACGCTGGGTTATCTTGTCCTTGGACATATTCAGAATGTCGGAAACACCGAGCTCCTCAGCCCTCGCCACCAATGCCGGGTCGTTCTTGATGAATTCTTGAAGCTTTGCCTTTATCCCGTATCCTGTGCCTTTCGGGTCTATTATGCTTTTATCCAACGCCTCCAGGATCAACAGGTCGTGATTTTTAGTCATCTCTTGTTGCCCCCTTAATTCCTTGAGGCTCCCGACAGACGTATTCGCCAAAATATGATGATTAAAGCTGTGCGCGCTATAGGGATTGTTGGTCCTGTCCACCAGCGCAATTCCCTCCTCCTTCAGTGCGCCCTCCACGATAGCTTGCGCGGATTTTTGCCATCTTCCGCCAGTAGAGCTCGCCAGCTCCTCCACTATCTCCGGTCTTCGATTAAAGAGATCCTGGACGATGTCGATGTTCTCCTGCTTGTTTACAGTGGATTTTTTCTCATGCCACCCCAACTTCCTTAATTGCTGTGACTGCCCCTCCTTCACTTTATCCAAGCCCATTTTTTTGAATGTATTCTGCATCCATGTAAGAACCGGCTTCGTCTCAGCCTTGACATTATGGCCGAATTCTATGAGGTTGTTGTTCCAAAGATGATCCAATACTTTTTCATACGACAAATGAAGATTCTCTTTCATGAACTGCTGCCCTTCCATCGTGGGGACATAATCAATTCCTCTTTTATCCGACAGGCTTAGATCCGTAATGGTCGGCGTTTCAATCGGCGTTTCAAGGACATCCTTGGCCATGGAGCTCGATTCAATGGC